CGGTGGTGGTCGCGTCAAGGGTAGCGGAGTTCGTGTAAAGCGCCAGCTTGAAGGTGTCGCCACCGCTCGAACGGAAGTCGTGAGCGCCCTCAAGGAGCTGGTCCTTGAAGGAAGTGCACATGTAATTGCCGCTGAATGGCATCTCAAAGTCTCCTGATCTGTTGAGCCACGTCAGTCGCCCCGGCCTGCTCGAGCTTAGCCACGACCGACTCCCGATCTTCTCTTGCCGCCATCTTAACATAATGCAGGACAACTGCCAGCATCTGATCCTTGAAGGCCCTAGCCTGCATTGCGATCTCTGGCGGAGCCGACTCGGACACGCTCATGAGGCGGTCAACGCACAGCTCAGCAACCTGCTCGGGCGTGTGGCCACCGTTCGATGATGTCATGACGTTGACGACACCCGGTGATGCAGAACCCACAAACATCAGCGTCCAGCTCCTGATCCGGGCATGACACCATCTCGGTAATCATCACGCTTGGACCTGATGTCGATGCCAAAGAGGTTTGACATGGCGTCAGAGTAGCGCTGCTCATACAGCTGGATCATGTCAGGATCGCCCTTGAGGTAGGTGTACGCCTCAACCAGTGAGCCATACAGGAGGGCTGCGCTCGCATTGTTGCCAAGCCAAGAGGTGCTGGTGGTCACAATGGATGCCGGGTCGTAGTAGTAGTGAAGCTCGACGAGGTACGGTGCATCTGGCGTGGGGCCGAGGATGAAGTTTCCATCCGTCACGCCAGTCTGATCGCCGTTGAACTGCGAGTAATACTTCGGCAGCCCCGTCACGGAGGGAAAGGGGTAGGACTCCCTGATGAAGCTGACATCCTTGTCGTACAGGTAGGAGTAGCTCCCGTCCGCCTTGATCACGGCGATGGAGAATACCGACAAAAAGTCGGTCGGACGGGCAAGGTACTGGTTCCCCGACACTATGTTTGCCGTGACGTTCTTGCGGAGCTCGGGTATCTGCACGGAGCGATAGATGCGCTCCTCTGCCTGACGTACAAACGTGGGAATGTTGGCGACGAACGATGTCTCGCTCGTCTCAAGGTAGTCCTGCAGGTACTGCGAGAGCTCCGCGTAGTTCATGGGTCACCCAGAAGTTCTATTGAACTTATTCTTTGTACTTGCCGCCCTTTTTGGCAGCACCCATGCCACGGCACATGCCGCCCATGGCCATCTTGCCAACGCCGTCAGCCGCAAACGCCGGGACCTTCTTCCCGTCTTTTTCGACCATCTTGAGCTTTCCGCCCATGGCCATCTTAGAAACCTTTCCACCCATAGCCTTGTACACCAGCTTCGGCGGCTGTGAGTGCTTCATGGCGCGATCTGCTGCTGCGTCAGCATCATCCTCGGCCTTCTTGTCGCTGCGGGTGCGAGGGCGCATGCTCGACTTGGGGGCCATCTTGCTGTCTGGACGAGGCTTCGGGCGAGGCATTTTACCGCCACCTCCAGCGCCAGTACCCGAAACCCCTCTCGAGACCCCGCTCGCGGCACCACCCATCGGGGCTGGCTTGCTCAACGGCTTCAAGTTGGCACCCGGATTGGTGCCCCCGGATGCGGTAACTTTCAACTTCGCGTTCTTGCGGCGATTCGCGGCATCAACGCCCATGACCTTGGACTTCATGTCATTCTCCATCAGTTGTGACCACGGTCACGGTTCCTATAGACGATATCATGTACTGCGCCGGATTCCAAACGGGGTTCCACCCCCAGAGGGCGTTGGACTCAAGAATTGCAGTATCTGGCCGCGGGTCATACAAAGACTGAGGGTCGTTGACCTTGACCTTGCCCAAGAAGTTCTGCGGCTGATCCGGGTCACGCACATCCCTACCGACGCGAAACCCTGTGCGCTGGCCGTTCTGGTACTCATAGACGAGGTCGCTCAGGGGGTACCTGCGACCAGTCCTGTCGCAGAACCCGAACGCCTTACTGCCCCTTGCGTACGCCATCAATAGCTCCACGGGCTCATGGGTACGAACGACACGGACGAGCGATCACGATCCTCGTCAGCCGCAAGGGCGAACTGCTCCTCGTATGCTTGCTTCAGGGACGGGACCATGGGCTGAGCGGCTGGCTTCTTCGAGGCGATGTAGTAGGCAAGGCCCGCTACAAGCGCAGGGACAAAGCGTGGGGGCACCATCGTCGTGTCTGAACCGATGCCAGAGGCAAGACCGTCGATGCCCTTCAGGCGATAGTAGAAGAGCGTGTACGGCATAGTCGTGTCAGGGATAGGCCACAGCGTCACCTGCGTGGACGTGGAGAGGCGCTGCACGAAGATTTGGGTCGGCCTGCCTGTGATCAGCTTATTGGTCTGCTGAGCGTAGGTTGACACCGAGATGCGCTCTAGGAACGTATCGGTCTGATTCGTTCCGGTGCCAGTGCGGAGCTGATGCTCGATCAGGTCGATTGTGCCAGTGGGCATCGTGTAGGACGCCGTGCCGGGGGTCAGGACCTGAGTGCCAGACTCAATGGTGAAGAGGTTCAGGCCTCTATTGGCCCACTCCAGCGTCATGATGTTGAGGCTGCGACGTGCAGTCTTCAGGTCATACCCTGAGCGCATCTCAAGGCCAGCCCTCTCAAAGGCCTCCTCGAAGAGTTCCGGCAGATCGGGTACGATGACGGCCATGGCTTAGTCCCTGAATTTCGCGGTCTTCTTTGCGATGCGCTTTGGCTGAGCCACAAACTGCTTACCCTTGGCGGTGCCATCGCGCTTGGCTTTGGTGGTCGCAGCATACTCCGATGACGTCAGCGCGTCACGCGCCTTCTTCGGAAGGTAGCGCTCGCCAGTGGCCTTTGGCCCTTGGGTGGACGGCTTTCCGCTCTTGGTGCCCCAGTCCTCTTTCCCCCACTTGCTGAGGGACTTCTGGGCGGCGGTCTTCTCCCCGCTGTAACCGCCACCCTTCTCCTTGTAGATTTTACCAGCGAGCTGCATGGCGCGGGCGGAGTGCTTCCCGCCCATCTTGGCCTTGGCTTGCGCCTTGGATTGCTCCCACAGCTTCTCGTTGGTGCGACCCATGGCTACTTGAAGCCCTTCGAGCACTTAGATGCGCGGGCGCAGCTTCCCGGGTTTCCGCATTGACGGCATGGAGTAAACTCCGCTGCCGCCTCGACATCTGTCACGTCTGCAGTGGCCTCAGTCGAGACCTTGGTGGTTTTCTTAGCCATTGCGCGATCCTCCTGTCGTCGTCATTTTCCGTACTTTCCCTTGGATGCATCGGCTCTGTTTGCATCGGCCTCTTTTCCTTTACCCCCAGCATTAGACGTAGAGGTCTTGCTCGGGGCAGCAGAAGTCTTTCCAGCATTGGCGGCTGCAGCCTTTGCCATCGACTCCTTGGTGGCCTTGGACGGGTTGGTTGTAGCCACATCACGGGCAACCGGCCTGTTTGCTTGCGTAGGCTTGCCCTGCGGTCGGCTCAAGGAAGCCACTGCCTGATTGACGCGGCTCCCCGGATTATTCGTGTTTACACCACCCGGCAGGTAGGAGCCGATTGTTGCCATGGACGTAGTGCCACGACCACGACCATCTCCGCCAGCAGGCGCAGGGGTAGCCCTGTCCGGCGCTGATGGGCTGTATGACGCGGGCTTCGTACTCGCACCCTGCCCAGCACCTGCAACTGGAGCTGGCGCTGTAGCTGTTGGCATCGCCACTGCAGGTGGCTTAGTGAAGTACTGGTGCTCCGGGTCAATTCCGGGGCGATATCCAGCGGGCGCAGGATTGTACACAGACGCCCGAGATGGGCTGGCCACCGCTGGCGTCTGGCTGAACTTCTGCAAAGCAGCTGCATACGGATTTGCGCGGCCCGGAGCAGCCATAGCGGCGGCTGGTGCTGCGGCTGGTGCCATCGGCGCTGCTGCTGCGGCCATGGGTGCCACCTGAGGGGCTGGCATCGGTGGTGCCATTGGGGCCACTGCGGCAGGAGCTACCGGAGCCATAGGCATTGGCTGAGCTGGAGCAACAGCAGGAGCCCTAGGCGCGGCAGCCACTGGTGCCTGAGCCACAGCTGGCTTTACCGCTGGAGCTGCTGGCTTGGTGTCAGTGGTCGCCTTTGGCTTTGTCGCGGGTGCTGCCGCTGGCTTCACGGATGGCGCTGCAGTCTTTGGCTTGACGGGGGCTGTCGGCTTCTTCTCAGAAGCCGGAGCCGCCTTGGGCTTTACCGCAGTTGATGCTGGCTTTGTCGGCGTCTTTTCAGGGGCCGTAGTCGCCTTGGGCTTGACTGCAGTTGACGGCTTTTGGCCCAGTCTTTGGAGCATGCTTTGGAGCATGGTCGGGGCCGTAGCCTTCTTCCCCAGTACGGGAGCTTCCTTTGGCTTCACATTGGTGGCCGTAGGCTTTGTCGCGCTCTTTGGCTTCCGTGGCGCAACCGGGGCTTTCCGCGCAGACGCAACAGCCTTAGCTGGACCCGACGGCTTGATTGAAGCAGCGGACGACGTGGCGGAGACTGACTTCGTCCCAGCTGGAGTTGAGACGCTCTTGGTCGGCGCTGCCGCTTTGGGCGTTGCAGCCTTGGCGGGCGCTGCAGTCTTGGTCGCAGGAGCCGTAGACTTCGGTGCAGCTGACGTGGCCTTCGCCGCTGGCGTGGCCGAAACCTTGGCAGCTGTTGATGTGGGCGATACCGACTTAGTCCCGGCTGGGGTTGCAACGGACTTTGTGGCGGCAGGCTTTGCCGGAGTTGCTGGTTTGGCCGCGGAAGCCGCTGTCTTGGCGGGAGCGGCGGGTTTTGCCTGCATTACCGCCTTGGGCGCAGGCGCAGCCTGCTTGGTCGCTGCTGGCTTAACAGTCGGAGATACTGTCTTTGGAGCTGGCTTTGCTGCCGTCGCGGGCTTGGGAGCGGGCGCTGCTGGTTTGGGAACGGGCGCTGCTGGTTTGGGTG